GTGCAGGACGACGGAAGAGTTCATGGCCGTGTCATTAGCAACGGTGCAGTCACTGGACGCATGACCCACCAGAGTCCCAACATGGCTCAGGTCCCAGCAAGCCACAGCCCCTATGGGCATGAGTGTCGCTCCTGCTGGACTGTGCCTGAAGGGAAGGCTCTGGTTGGCTTTGACGCTTCTGGGTTGGAACTCAGAATGCTGGCACACTACATGGACGATAAGGAGTTTACCAATGTCCTCCTCACCGAAGATATACACACAAGAAATCAACTGGCTGCGGGGCTGGAAACAAGACCTCAAGCTAAAACTTTCATCTACGCTTTCCTCTACGGAGCAGGAGACGCAAAGATTGGAACCATCGTTGGAGGAAGCGCAAAGGACGGCGCAAACCTTAAGCGACGATTTCTATCAAATACACCTTCTCTTGAAAGTTTACGAGACCGCGTTGCTAGAGCATCTGGGCGAGGCTATCTCACAGGACTTGATGGACGTAGACTTAGAGTTCGATCTGAACATGCTGCACTGAACACACTACTTCAGGCGGCAGGGGCTATCGTGATGAAGCAAGCGTTGGTCATCTTGGACAACTACGCACGACAGTGGAAACTTGACTATAAATTCATAGGTAACATACATGACGAAGTACAATCGGAGGTGGCTGCAGACCAAGCAGAGAAGTATGGCTGGCTCGCAGTGGAGTGCCTCAAGGCGGCAGGTTTGGAGTACAGTCTCCGATGTCCCCTTGACGGAGAGTTCAAGGTCGGAACAACGTGGGCAGAAACTCACTGAGGGAAACGTATGAAAAGCGTGTACACATTAGTCTCTGACATCTACAAACTGATGGAGACGAAAGAAGTAGCAGAAGGCGTGGACATGGAAGCCAACATTGAGTTGTTCGGTGAGAACGTCAAGGACCTCATGCGTAAGGAGTTTGGCGAAAAGCGAAGCGACAACCGCAAGCTACGCATGTCCAACATTGGGCGCGAGGATAGGTATCTTTGGAATGTCTACAATGACGTAGAAAAGTCTGACGACATACAAGGCCATACCTATGTCAAGTTCCTCTACGGTCACCTCATTGAAGAGATGCTATTGTTTCTAACTAGAGCTGCAGGCCATGAGGTAACGGATGAACAGAAGAAGTGTGAAGTTAACGGTATTACAGGTTCGATGGACTGTAAAATCAACGGTATTGTTACTGACGTTAAATCTGTTTCGACTTATGGGTTTAGGAAATTCAAAGACGGCACACTGGCTTATGACGACCCATTTGGCTACGTGGCTCAAATTAAAGGATACGCATATTCAGAGGGTGCTACTAAATTTGGATGGTTAGCCATGGACAAGCAGAATGGACACCTCACGTACCTCATGTACGACGAGGAGGACACTCAGGCCCCTGTCTATGATCTCATAAGTTACGACATCAAGGAGCGCATTGACCACGTAAAAAAGCTAGTGGAGCATCCAACCCCACCCGACGTATGCTACGGCACTATCGCAGATGGAAAGAGTGGGAACCAGAAACTCGCCGTCGGATGCTCCTACTGTTCCTACAAGCAGGTATGTTGGCCTTCCGTTCGCGCCTTCGCCTACTCCTCAGGTCCAAGATATTTAACGGAGGTTATCAATGAGCCGAAGGTCCAAGAGATCACGCTTTCGTAGCACATTTGAAGAAGACGTTTCTAAACTACTAAAAGGTTTTGACTATGAGCCGTTCACCGTCCCCTACACCATTCAGCGCAGTTATCGTCCTGATTTTGTTCACAGCGCCTCTGGTGTTCTCGTGGAGTGCAAGGGGTATTTTAGAGACGGAGACACCAAGAAGTACACCAGTGTCAGAGATAGTCTGCCAGCAGGACAAGAGCTAGTGTTTGTCCTTATGCAGCCCAACAAGAAGATACGCAAGGGGGCTAAAATGACTATGTCGGAATGGTGTGACAAAGAGAATATTTTATGGTATACTATAGAGACACTACAGGAGTTGATTGACCATGTCGCTAACACTAGAGGAAGTTAAGGAACGCCTCTTGAAAACCTTTGACCCAGACGACCTACTGGAGGCCCTACAGATAACCTCAGAGCAACTGCTGGAAAGGTTTGAGGACAAGCTAATCAACAGACTGGATGTGTTTGAACAAGAGCTAGAGGAGGAAGAACATGAGTATTGATGACGCGACTCCCGAAGAGTGGGACACAGTTAGAGCACTGAACAACTTGTCCATTAGGAAGCCGAAGCAGGTAGACCCTGTGGAGCAGCCCGATCACTACAACAAGGGAGCAATCGAAGCCATCGAAGCAATCAAAGCGTCCATGCCTGAACAGGAGTTCAACGGTTATCTCAAGGGTAACGCACTGAAGTACCTCTGGCGCTATGATTACAAGGGAAAGCCCGTGGAGGACTTACGCAAGTGCCGTTGGTACATCGATAGGCTTATTAAGGAGCTAAACCAGTGAAACGACTACTTCTGCTGCTTCTTTTGTCTGGGTGTGTGACTGAGCCTGATACAAGGATCTGTGCTGAATACGGTTCGTACACGACCGTAAAAGAAAGGTGCATACCTATGTACGGTGCTTTGATCTGTGTAGACGAAGAAGTAACGGAAGTGTTTTGTAAAAGATACTTCGAAGACGAAGAAAAGGAAAATTAATGGACGCATATCAACAATATATTCACAAGTCACGGTACGCTCGTTACCTGCCAGAGGAACAGCGACGGGAGACTTGGGAGGAAACCGTAAACAGGTACTTGGACTACTGGTGTGGTCGCGTAGAGCTTAATGAGTTTGAACAATCAGAGATCTTCACTGCCATTCACGAGTTAGACGTAATGCCCTCTATGCGGGCACTTATGACTGCAGGAGAAGCGCTGGACCGTGACAATGTCGCTGGCTTCAACTGCTCCTACATGCCTATCGACCATCCTAAAGCTTTTGACGAGATGATGTACGTCTTAATGTGTGGCACAGGTGTGGGCTTTAGCGTAGAACGACAGTACATTACCAAACTACCAGAAGTAGCAGAGGAATTTCATGACACAGACACCGTTATACATGTCGCTGATTCAAAAATTGGCTGGGCTAAAGCTTACAGAGAACTTATTAGCTTGCTCTATTCGGGTCAACTTCCGAAGTGGGACGTATCTGGAGTACGACCTGCAGGGGCATCCCTTAAGACCTTCGGAGGTCGAGCAAGTGGTCCAGAACCTCTTGTTGACCTGTTTAACTTCACCGTTGAAGTCTTTCGGGAGGCTGCTGGACGCAAACTTAGCTCCATCGAATGTCACGATATCTGCTGTAAGATTGCACAGATCGTCGTGGTTGGGGGAGTCCGGAGAAGTGCTCTCATCAGTCTATCTAACCTCACTGACGACCGAATCCGAAGAGCAAAGTCAGGACAGTGGTGGCAAGATAATCCCCAACGCGGCCTAGCAAATAACAGCGCATGTTATACAGAGAAGCCAGATTTTGAGGCATTTTTAAATGAGTGGAAAAGTTTATACGAATCAAGGTCTGGGGAACGAGGAATGTTCTCTAGGGTTGCAAGTCAAAAACAAGCTGCAAGAAACGAGCGAAGAGATGCTTCCTATGACTTTGGAACTAATCCATGCTCCGAAATTATCCTTCGACCCTACCAGTTCTGTAACTTATCAGAAGTTGTTGTCCGGGCAACCGATACGTTGTCAGACCTCAAACGGAAAGTACGTGTTGCGTCTATCCTTGGAACTTTACAAGCTACCCTCACAAACTTTAGGTACCTGAGGAAGGTTTGGCAAAATAATACAGAAGAAGAAGCGCTGTTGGGAGTTTCTTTGACAGGTATTATGGACCATCCGACTTTATCAGGAAGGAGAGACAAAGGTGTTCTCAAAACTTGGCTTACTGAACTCAAAGAAGAAGCGGTTAAAACTAATGCAGAATGGGCGAAACGTCTTAATATTAATGTGTCTACCGCCATTACTGCTGTTAAGCCTTCCGGTACTGTGTCTCAGCTTGTTGATTCTGCTTCTGGTATCCATCCTAGATACGCAGATCAGTACATTAGACGAGTCAGAGCAGACTCAAGAGACCCCCTCTGTCAAGTCTTAGAGGCCGCAGGAGTGCCCGTAGAGGACGACGTAATGTCGCCCACTACCAAGGTATTCTCCTTCCCTATAAAATCCCCTGAGGGGGCTGTGGTGGCCTCTGAGATGGGTGCTATGGAACAACTTGAGCTATGGGAGATTTATCAGGACTTCTGGTGTGAGCATAAGCCGTCCATGACATGCTACTACCGTGATGATGAATTTCTTGAGGTAGGCCAATGGTTGTACAATAAGTTCGACAAGATAAGCGGAGTATCGTTCCTCCCTTATTCCGAACATACGTACCAACAGGCCCCTTACGAACCCGTAGACTTAGAGACCTATGAGAAGCTGAAGAAGGAGTTTCCTGAGTCCATCGACTGGACAATCTCAGAAAACTCTGACATGACGGAAGGGTCTCAGCAGTTAGCCTGCACGGGCAACAACTGTGAGTTGTAACTTACGGGGGCCTTAGCGCCCCCTTTCTTCTTCTTCTCCTCCAAAACGATTACCCAAAAGCATACCCGCCCCTGTGTTCTGTAGTCGCGCCCCTGTAACGGCTCTAGGATCAGCCTCAAGGCCAGCAACGTCCTCAACAATACTCTTGTAACCAGTGTCTCTAGCAGCAACCTCCTGTCTAGCAGGTATGTCAACTTCTCCTGAAATAGTAGACCTTGGTTTAGCTGATTTAAGATCAAACACAAGAGGAGGAGTAGCAGAAACTACCCTGTTAGGCATAATTTTTTCTAGAGGTCCTCCGATTACAGGTGCGTTCTCTAGGAAATTGTTTTCGTCAGAAACAACAGCAGTTAGTTTACCTTCTGGAGTTAATTTAGCTACGTAGTTAACGCCGCCTTCAGTAATTGCAGTTCCTTGGTACGAACCTGTTATATAAAAACCACCGTTCTTTTCGACATTCTTTAGTATTTCTGCGTCGGTTTTGCCCATTGACGGATGAATGCTTATTTTGGAAGACCGCAATCCTTCTAGTATTTCTACATTTGAAGGACTTTTGTCAGGGCCTATGATTCTTTTAAGAGCAGTCATGGGAGACCCTCTCTTCATAGCAAAGTCGTAAAGATGGTTTCCTGTTTGTCTTGACGTGGGTGACTTAATATTAATAGTAGGAGAAGGAGCGTCTGCAACACTAACGCCTCCCCTGCCTTTCCACACGTTACCTACATGCTCACCAAAGAACTTAAGGTCTTTTTCTGACACTTCTCCCAGTGCGTCTGCTTCTTTAATAAGACGACCATAAGCCTGAGGTGTGTACTCTACAGTGTCACTAAGATAACTAAGCCTTCTAATGAGATCCAGACCCGACTCCGAAGGGCCTTCAAAACCTACACGACCTTGAGTCAAGAAACTTTGTTGTCCCTGTGATATAACTTTTGATGTGTCTCTTCCCGAAACACCCTTGGGATTTTCTAGGGCTTCTCGTGCTACCTGTCTCGTTGTAGGGTCTACTCCTGTAGTGGCCAGTAATGCCCTTCTTTCAGGACTAAGAATATTTAAAGTTCCTTGTCTTGCGCCTTCAAATGCCCAAGAAGCAAAATCTGCCGCCCTTTGTCGAAACTGTTGTGCTTCTACTGGGTTACTAATCTCTCTAAGTTTGTTCGCTATTCTTTGCCCATACTTGGGTATCAACTCAAACCTTTTAGCATACTTTTCTTTGTTTTCAAAAAATTCAATATCTTTTTGAGTAGGGTCTGCGTCAATTTGTTTTCCTTGTTTATTAACCATAGGTTCCCCTGTTTCGGGGTCTATTTTTTTAGGCATGTCTGTGGGGCCGTAGTGGTTAGGTATGTAGTTTCTGGGCCCTGTTAAAACCCCTGTTTTTGCAAGGTCAAAATTATCAATAACAGCGTCTGCTGCTTCATTTATCATTTGACTGCCTTTTTTGAAAAGACCTACTCCAGCGTAATTTGCGGGGGTTCTTCCTTCATTATATAAAAAGTTAGGTACAGCCATTAAGTCCATTGTTGTCGTTTCCGAAGGACCAAAGGCATTAGGCCCTCCACGCATACGATCAACAGGGATTTCCTTAGAGCCTAAGACATCAGCACCACCTACAGGACTAAACAAAGACCCTACAGCTTGTCCTAGTCTTTGAGTACGCTGTTGTTCAGCCTCGCGTTGTTCTTCGCTTCGACCTTCTCTTAACGCCCTGTTTAACTCAAGGATATCACTGCTCATTCTCAGGCTCCTCGTTGATGTTCGCAAGCATCTGAGCTAACATCACTTTGTCAGCCCGTAGTGTAGCTAGAGTTTCTGCCGTTACGTTACCGCTGTTAATCATCTTGTCCGTAGCCCGAATCAGTTCCCTAACGACCTCCCTTCTTCTTCTTTTACGACCCATTCGGGCAAGACCCATGCCTACACCAGAACCGCCTATGATCTGCCCAAGTATTGGGAAGCCAGCCAAGGCCGAACCCGCAGCACCTGCCGTAGCAGCGATAGCGAGAGGAGTAGTAGGAAAACGTAGGCCAGACACGTCTTCAATGCCCTTCATCGTACGACCAACCATTGTCTGGTTTATGGCTTTACCTGCCTTAACATCGAGCAGATTCTTGGCCCTAAACAACATAGACATGCCGTTGATTAGTCGATAGGCTTCATCGTCAGGCATCAACTTCAGGAACGCTTGGTTTAACTCGTCCCTTACGTACTTGCCCGCTACTTCTTTTGCGTTAGCTAAGTCAGGATTCTCAAGCCCTGCCGTAGGCTTCTTACGAAATATCTGTTTGTCAAGTGCGCGTCGGACTTCAAGGATGTCTCTGGCTGTGATGTTGCCTTTCTTTGCTCGTTCTTGTAGTCTTTTAACAGCCGTGTCAATAAACAGGTCCACCTTCTTCTGTGCATCGGGCATCAATTCAACGTAATCATCAAGGTCATGGAAGCCAGCCTTGAGTTCTTCCAAAGAATTAGTTAAGTCCTGCACTTGAGTCGTTGGGTTCTTAGACCTTTTAATGTAGCTCTGTAGGTCAGCCTCGTGTCTAGCTAGTTGGCCGTCAACAACATTTGCGTTTACCGCTGGGTTACGGTCACCTTTGTAGTCCGGAAGTGTGTGCAAGTAGTCAATCACAGTTTCTTCGGACGGAGAGTGGATGTACACGTTGCGGTTTAAGGCTCCCACAGGCTCCACAGTTCCCGGTGCTTTAACGTAGTCCTCAGGTAGTAGGCTGTCTGCAATGGCTTTACGTTCTTCTTCCAGACGCGCTTCTGTAGCTCCTGCTGTGGCTCTTCGCATACCTGCTGGAGTAACTCCGGGCCTGCTGGGAGTTGGTGTTCTAGGACCAAGAGGGCTGACGTTAGCAATAATTTCAGCAGCAGTAGCCTCCTCTGGATACGCCTGAGCCAACTCACCTATCTTCTCGACGCCACGCTTGATGTCAGAGGCTTCGTACGACTCTGAGACAAACTCTTGGAGCGCCTCAGGAGCATACCTTTTGTAGGCTTCTCCTGCTACTGCTCCTGCTGTCTCTCCTGCTGCGCCGACACCAGCTGCAAGCGTAGTAGCCGCTTTAAAACCGCTAGGCATTCTTTCGAGACCTTCAGCAAGACCTCTGTAACGCTCACGGGTCTCCCTGAAACGCTCAGGCGTCTCTGCGATCATTCCCCGCATACTCTCAGGCTCACGGGGAGTAGGAGGAGTTACAGTAAAGGTTTCTCCGTTAACAATACCAATGACTTCTCCTGTTTCTTTGTTAGTGGCAGTCTTGAGCGGCAACCATTGTCTACCATCCCAATACACTCTTTGTCCTGTTTGTGGATTAGTCGCTGTCTTCATGTCTCAGTCCATTACAAAACCGGGTTCTAGTAATAATTCTGCTTCTTCTGCTTCTTCTGGCATATTTATGCTTGGGAAGCTGGTCATGTTTTGTTCACCTAGTCGTTTAGCAGTGGCGTTTCTAACTTTATTAAACCTCTCGAGCGTATCAACCATAGCATTTCTACGGATTTTTAGTAGATTAAGCAACGCCTCTTGTTGTGTGGTGGGGTCAGCAGCGGCAATCAACTTAGCGTACTCTCTATCCGCATCTGACAAACCAGTGCCTGAACCAAAGTCTTTAATCTGGTCAGCAACAATCTTACCTGCTTCTGAAATAAAGGTTTCAGCATTGGTAACTGCAGGATCGTAAGGCAGTCCAATAAGCTCACCAAAGCGTCTAAGGTTAAGCTCTACGTTAGCCGCAAGACCCGTAGGCATACCGCCTTCTAAACGGGCAGTCTGTCTGTCGATTAAATCAATCATGTCACGAGCGCCACGAGCTTTGTCATTAAACTCAACAAACTCTTTAACATTGGCTTTTGCCATTTCTTCGGCACCAACTTGTTGACTAGTGTCTACAATTTGTTGTACAACATTTGGAGCCTTACGTACCAACCCTAGCTCACTGGCTTTAACGTACTTGTTAGTTTGGTCGTTATAGACTAAACCAAAGTCATTGATGTTGACGGCCTTGATGTTGCCTTCTGCGTCCTGCCAAGCCTCTAGCTTACCTGTGCGGCCTTTAAGCAAAGCATCTGCTTCGTCAGCCGACAGCGTACCCATAGCAGTAATTTGAGCAGGAGTAAAGCCAGCCATCTTTAGACGTGCTTTGATAACCTGTGGGTTGTCCAAAGGCAGTTGCTCAATCTGAAACTCTCGTACGTCCTTGCTTATGGACCGTAGCTCGTCCATGTCTGTAGTTGATCTTGCGGTCGCCGCTTGGTCCGGAAGACCTGCCGTTTCTGCTGCTACTGCTACTTGCTCTTGGAAATCACTAAGCTGGGTCTGTGCTGCTCCTTGTGCCTGCAACTCACGCGCTGCTTTTGCGTACTTTACGGCGTTCTCCATGTCACCTTGGCTCTGATAAAATTTAGCTAATTGAGCCAAACCCTCAGGGGAATTAGTGTCAATCTGAGCCAACTGTTGACGCTGTTGTTGCATCTGTTGTTGCTGCCTAAGTTGTGCAGGAAGTTGTGCCGCTTGTTTTGCAGCAGTAAACATCCCCTGCCCGAAAGCAGGATTAGCCATCTGTCTTAAAAACTCTTGTGAAAACTTAGCCATTGTTTTACCCCCCTAAGCCGGGAATAAGAGAAGATATGTCAATGTTATAACTAGGTGCTTTAGGAGTTAGCGCACCTTGCAACAAACCAACACCTGTTTGACCTAACAAGTTAGCTCTTGCTTGTTCTGCAACCAACTGAGCCTCAATACCAGACATAGTTGCTTCACCAAACAAACCAGCACCTTGTAGCTGTGCCTGCTGCTGTAACGCTGCCAACTGCTGTGCAGGCTGAGTAGCCGCCATAAGTTGTTGTTGTGGTATGTAACCAGATCCAAGGAACTGTTGACCTAACGCTGCTTGCTGCATTTGTTCAGCCTGCGCTTGTTGCATAGCACCTAACATAGCTCTATTACGAGCCTCTTCTTGCGCTGTAGCCATTGCCAACATTTCAGGAGTAGCGCCACCATAAGCAGCAGAGCTTGTTCCTAATCGACCTTGAGCTGCTAGTCGTTCTTCTAACGCAAGACGCTGACGCTCCTCTTCCGGTCGTTGGGCACTGCGCATTCTTTCAAAAATAGCTTGCTCACGTGCTTCTCTAGGTTGTACTGCTTGACCAAAGAAACCTCCAGCACCTTCTAGTAGTTGACTTTGCAGAGCAATTTCTTCAGGAGACAAACCCATAGTAGTTTCAACACCACCAGAAGGAGTAACTCTAGTACCTAGATCGGCCCCAGTAGCAGTAGTCACAGTAAAAGGTCTAAACTGTGTTTGTTCCAACTGTGTTGCAGCAAGATCTTCAGCACGTGTTCTTGCTTTAGTACCTATGTCACTAAGTCGTCCATAAGCTTCTCCTGTCAGCAATCCACCGACAACACCCGGAAGCAAAACATCTGGTTGCATTAGATACGACCCAAGGTTTCCTAAGAAATTAAAGAAGCTGTTTCCTCCGCCAGAGCCTTCAATAAACTGTCCGGTTTCAAAATCAAACTCGTCTTCGTTAAAAATATCGTCGTCCATTGTTTACTCCCGTTAAAGTAGCTTTCCTATCAAAGCCATTACGTTAATTTCTTGAAGTGATAAAGCAGTTCCGTTAATGTCTGCTTCTAACCCAACCACTACGCTTGTACCGTACCCAGTGGCATTTAATGATCTTTGACTAGTTAACTGACCTGCTGTAAATTCTACGGTAGTATATTCACTTTCTCCGTAGTAACCAGAAATTTGTGTACCTACTGTAAACTCAGCTGTAGAATACGTCGTATCAAAATCATAAGCCCACTTAAGAAATACTGTTGCGTCGTTTGCCCCTACTAATGTTGGCTTTAATTTCTTAAGAATTTTAGCTCGAGATGCGTCACCAAAAGTCAAGCTAGGGCTATAGTATTTAAAACGATATTTTAGTCCGTTATCTTGGTAACCAGCATACTGACTAATTCCGTTTGTTGTTCCAACATATACGGTTCCGTTTTCTAATCTAGTAAATGATGTAAACCCTGTTCCTACCCAACGAGTTACTCGATATGAACCATTTTCAAGTATGCTTCTAACATCAAAACAATAGATAACATTTTGTCCTGTAAACGCCAGCAAATAAAAACCTTCTTCTGGAC